TGACCGCCGACGGAAACAACGAGATAGTCCGCGTTTCCTATGCGCTGCACCGAGATTCCCCCGGCGAGTTCACTGGTGTCAATCTTGACGTACTTCAAGGCCGCACCCATACCTATCTCCCCGAGACGCCTGCAACACTCATCGCTCTTTGCGGGAAGGCTCGCGGCGTACTCCTCAATCTGCTCCTTTACCTTGCGGATGGATTCCGCCGAAAGCTCGATTTGCAAAGTAGTCATCGAGACACCTCCACATGCTTTACAGCAACTGCGATGCAGTTGGGGGACTTGGCGACGCGCTTCACGATGTAATCGTGTGGCTTATCGCCTGTGAGGTCTGTGTTGAAGGCACCGTTAATCTCATCGGAATTGGTGGCTAGAGCCACGTTGTCGATCCAGAGGACGGAGCTTTCATCGATTGGGCAGTCGATGTCCTCGATGATGACCGTACGGTCGTAGTCGAGGTCGATACCGAAGGGGCTATTCTCGGCACTCCCCTTTGAAGCCGATACGCTCAGCATGTAGGGGATTGGGTCGGTTCTCACAACCTTGTGTTTGCCGGTGAGCTTGCCTTCGGCATTCTCGACCGCCGCCTTCTCGACGAAGAAGGCAATCAGAACCAACTGTTTGTCGCGTTCCAAGCACCTCATAGGACTGCTCCGCAGAACGGGACGATACCCTCGAAATAGCTCTTCGGGATTCCAGCCGACTCGTAGCTGCGCGACACACCGTTTTCGCTATGAGCAATCTCCCCTTCGGCACCGCGCTTGTTGATGAGGAAGACAACAATCTCGCAAGTGCGGGCATGGTGCTTCTCAGGCACGTCGCTCCAAGAAGCATCGCTATTGTATGGGTACATGTGCGAAACTACCGCATCTTTGGCTATTGCAAGATAATGCGGAACCAGATTGTCGAAGCGGGGGTCGCCCAACAAACCGGATACCAGCGCTGTCATTTCCTCGTCAGTCATTGGTCTCTCCTAAGCGGTGTGACCCGGGGTGGTCATCTTGCCGATGAAGATGGCTCGCGGATCGGAGTATGCAAGCTCCCAGTTGCCCTTGGCGAAGAGCTGGGCGTTAGTGGGAGAATCACTCATAGCCGCAGGCTTCTTGAAAGTGAAGCCGTTCGGGTGGATGGTCTCACGACGACGGGTGCCGATGAAGTCAACACCACCGTTTTTCTGAGGATCGCGCCAAGTCTCGATAGGCATCGTCACAGGTGCGCTCGCGTGACGAAGCGCTCCAACGCCGTACAGATAGGTGTCGTAAGTGGTAGCCTCGCCGTCAGAACCTGCGGAACTGGGCATGCCGTCGTCGATGATGCACAGGATGCCGTTAACGGTGATGGTGCGAACCTCTCGCGTCATGCCGTTGGCATCGGTGTATTTGAGGTAGTTCGCACGATTCAAGTCCTCGAACTCCTGAGCGACAGCGGAATGCATAATAGCCATGGTGATGTTGTCCTTGGCGTCGCCCCAAATCTCCTGAGTCACATCGGAAAGGGTGTTCTCGTCCAGCTTGTCCTTCGTAACGGCATGGTTCTTCATGTCGTTAATGCTGAGAACCGCGTCGGTGATGCCGATAATGCGCTTCTGGGTCTGATGGACATACCAAGGGTTAATACGGGCGGCGATAGCCGCGAGGGGTTTAGCAGTGGTGATGTCGGCGGCGAACTGAGGGGCTTCCCAAGCCTTCATACGACCGAACACAACGCCAGTCTGGCTGGAACCGCTGATTGTCGAGGTGGTCATATCGGTCTGACCGTCGTAGTTGTCCTCGTCATCGTCCGCAAGCTCGTTGTAGAACGGGAAGGTGTAGAGGTTACTGCCGTTGGAAATAAGCGACGCGATATAGGCATCCTCGATCATAGCTCCGCTGGACACCATAGCGTCGCGAAGCAGGTTCGGCTGATTCTCGAACTCAAGGGCGAACAGCTCCTCGTCGAACGGGAACTTGGTGTCGCCGATAGTAAGTATTGCAGGCATTGTAGTCTCCTAACTATTCCTTGCTGAGATTTGTCAGAATCGAAGGGTCTTTCTCCTTCAATTCGAGTTGCTGATCGTATGGAAGATTCAAGAACTCCTTCACGGTCTTGGGCGTCTGTGGGTCTCCACTACCGCCGCCTTGCAACTTCGGATTGCCTTTGAGCAATTCGTTCTTGGTGTTCTCCTCAACGATCTTTCCATGACGTTGCACGACTTCGATGATTTGCTTCGTCTTGGCAAGCGTCGTGTTGAGATCTTCACCAGTCACCTGTTCTACGAGCGAGGTAATGGTGTCGTCATCGAAGCAACCGGCTTCCACGAACAGGGACTTGGCGTCCACAGCGTTGCTTTTCAGCGTGAACTCGCGCTCCTTTGCGGCGGCTTGTTCTTGTTGCTGAGCAAGCAGCTCCTCTGCGGTCATGCCAGCCTGCACCTTGGCGGACAGGTCTTTGACCTGTTCCTCGTAGGTCTGATTCGCAGCTTCGGCCTTGGTCAGCTTCTCCTGCACTTCGTCGCGGCTCGCGGTCGTTTCCCGAAGCTCCTTTTTGAGCGGATTAAGCTCAGAGCCGACGCGATTCAGGAAATCGTCGATCTGCTCTTCTGTTGCATCCGGGAAAATCTTTACAACGTCTTCTCGTTTCATTTCTGCATCCTCCTAATACGCTTTGTTAACGCGGTAAGCTCCGCAAGGACTTTATAATCGCCATTTGACGCATGGCTGCTTATGCACTCGCGACATTCGCCGCGTCGTCGCCTTCCTCTAGCTCGGGCGTACCAGCCTGAGACCCGACCTTCGGATCGCCCTCATTGCCATCATCTCCTGCGACGACGGGAGCAAATTGCGGTTGGTTCTGTGCTTTCTCATCCGCGTACTGCTTGCTCTGGTAATAGGCCGCTTCCGGGTCGGTGAACATCCCACATGCTTGGAAAGCAAGCTCGGGATGGATTTTTCCTTCTTTGAGCATCGTCGTGAGAACCTGTGCCTTGGTCAGGATGTTCTCGTAGTTGCGTCTATTGAAGGCAAGCTCGATGTCGCGGATTCTCAGGTCAATCTCTGTCTCGTTCGACTGCTTGCAGATGGCGAGGACGACACGGAGCATATCTCGCTCGCTGCGCTTGAATTGCAGTTCGTAGCTCTTCGCGTGGCTCTCGGCGAGAGTCCACCCGTCGCGCAGAAGCACCGCAGCGCCCGTGTCGGAGGAGCTGCCGGAAGTGCCGTTACGGTTCGGCATACCGCAGATATTCACGACAGCCTGATAGAGATCGTCCTTGGTCACTTGGGTCTGTGTCTGATCAAGGTCGTTCTTGATGATGTCGACGTCGCTCTGTACGCCTTCGGTGGTGGTCACCTTGACAGCACCAAGCTCGACCATTGCCTTAAAGGTCGCTTCGTCGATGTCGCAGTTCACGAATTTCATTAGCGCCTGAACGGTCTGCTCGATACCGTCGAGTCTGTTGCTCTCTACGGCGTTTATCGCATCAAGCAACGGAAGTACAGGCTCGAAGACGCCCATGCGAGCATTGTTCAACTTGTACTCTATTATGGGATTACGTCCGTAGGTGTGCGATTCTCCCACACCGTTGCCGTTCACGATCTGGTTTCCCTTGATACGGAACAGCTTCTCGTCTGTATAGACGTTATAGATAGTCTCCTCGGTTACGGAATCCTTGCCGACCCACACGCTCATGAGCTGCCTGTGGTAAGTGTTACGGGGATCGAGCGTATAAATCTCGAATGGAGCGCCGCCGTCCTCCCAGTCGTCTTCGGTGTCAGACTCGACCATGCGGAAGCCTATACCACACACGCACATCCACTCGAAAAGATCGCGGTCGCAGCTCGCCTTGTCTTCTGCGAACATAAGCGTGTTAAGCTCGTTTATCTGCTTGAGGTCGTTGCCCTCCACGTCGTCCGAATCGTTGTCGTAGTTGCGACACGTATACTGCAATGGCTCAGCGAGCTGATAGCCGATTTTGAATGCGACTATCTCCTGTGCATGGTTGACGACGATCTTGTTGTTGATTTCGGGGCGGACTTCCTTCTCGCGGTTGAGAATGGGCTGCTTTCCGCGATAGTAGTCCCAGAGGAACTGCACCTCTGCGGCGTTAACGCCGAATGTTGACAGTGTATCATTGAGCGCTGCAACCACGTTGGTGGCTTCCACCTTCTCGTAATCTGAATAGATGCGGTGACGACCCTTGTACAAGGGGGACTTGTCCAGCTTCTGCAACGGCTGCTCAGTCTGTCCGACCTTCTCTATGGACTGATCCTCTGACACGTAACTGCCCTTCGCTCTCGATTACTCTCTGATGAATCGGTGACACCAGACCGCCGCTCACATAGGGGGTGTGCCGCACAGGCGGGGACGGTCTGGCTCATCGACGACGGAGAGGTTCCGCCGAGTGGGATATTCACCCCACCTTCCGAAATGAGTCAATGTTTGTATGCTTTAGATTGCTTTAAATTGCTTTGGCTTGTTTTGGTACTATTACATGAACCTGCGCACCGGCTCCACCTTCGCCTTGCGCATCGAGGAGACGAATCGCTTGTACATTGACATGGCGTCTGGTGGGTCATCGTAGCGGTTCTTGCCTGAAATCGTGTAATGGGTCAGCAGGCTCATGAACCGCTTGTAGTCGGCATCAGGGACGTCCGAGCGGAAGTAGCAATGCTCCTTAATCCACCCCGAGTCGGCCAGAATCCTAGTCTCCTTGTTTGTGGTGGAGAACTTCTTGGAAATCTTGACCACATGTCCTTCTTCGAGACACGCCTTCTCGATGTCGTCAGCCACGCGCCCGCCAGCGCTGTTTGACTCGTACCTTGCTACCGACACGTCGTTCTTGATGAGTGATTCCTTCAACCTCGGCTCCACCACCTCGGGAAGGCGGTTATCGCACACGACCGAATGGATGTAGTGCCTATCTCCGTAGACATATCCCACTACCTGACAGGCGTAGTCCGTACCTCGATCCTTGGTGTCGCAAACGGCGACCACCATGTCCCACTCCTCTTCCGGGAGATCGACGTAGTAGCGCAACTCGTCCTCGGGGAACATAAGACCCGTCATCCAATAGGGGTCGCCCATGTACTTCGCCGACCAAGAGTCCTCCTCACCAGCGTCGATGAGTGAATCGCGCATGTCCTCGTAATACGCGGTCGAAAACCCGAGACCGAACTGGTACTCGAAGTTGCTCCTGCCATTCTCATCGAGCGCCGGGACGGCCACGAAGCGATAGCGTGGATTTCCGTGGTACTGCTCCTCAATCCTTCCGATTGGGTCGTTCGGCACCCAGCGTGTAGCTACAAAAAGCTGCTTCGCGCCGTCGTTCATGCGGTCTTTCAACTGGTTGAGGTATGCCGAGTAGAGCTTGTCCATGCGATCTACGTTCAGGGCTTCCTCACGGTCTTCAACGAGGTCGTCCATGTACAGGAGCGCATCGCTTCCTATCTCGACCGCACCCGTGAGAGTACCTTCAATCGACCGGCAGGTGAGTGTGGGGAAGCGCTCGTTGCAGCCTTTAAGCAAAATCGTCTCGTCTGCCATTGACTTGTCAACGAGCGGGGACTTCGGGAACACCTCGGCGAAGCGGTACATGGGGTCTGTGACGATCGAGAGCGCTTCCTTGTGGAATCCCTTCGTGAGCTTATCGGAATGGCCACTCATCACGTTCGCCCGCTCAGGATGGCGACCCATAGTCCACGTGAGGTAGAAGATGCAGGTAGTCGATTTGCCCGTTCTCGGTGGTTGGGAGATCGAGAGGAAGTCGAGCAGGTCATCTGCTAGGTCTTGAAGATGGACTACCACCTTCGGGTACAGGACATGCCTTCTCGGCTGGTAGAACTTCTTCTCGGGAGGGCGGTTCCACTCCATAAAAAGCATGTAGCTATCGAAATCACCATAGGCGTTCAGCTTCAATATGCCCTCGATGCAAGTCATGATCCTATCAGCGGAATCGGTATCACCGGTGGCACAACAGGCCATCACGCGTTCTGCCGCTATCTCGCGGATGTATCGGGCGTAAGCTCTCTCGGTAACTGGGTGTTCCTCGAGAAGGACGGGGAGAAGCGCCAAGGCGTCCTCGAACGGCTCGGGCGAGCATTCCCTCTGCGCCGTCACGATGACGGCATCAAGTACGGTCTGGGTATTCATTTCGACTCCTAAACAAAAGAGATTCCAACCTTTCGGCTAGAACCTCTCCGCTTAAGAGCCGCCCCTATGGCTCACAAATACTTTAAGCATTACAACGTGTACGATGCCGCCGTGGCGTAGTCGTTCCGATTCGCCTGAAAGTCCTTCACGAACAGCTTGGGTTTCTGCCAGTCCGCATTACCCACCTTGGCATCATGGAACTGGAAGACGAGGGTGGCAGGTTCGCCTTCCTGCGTCTTGTAATCGAAGACGACAAACTGCGTGACGACCCTGCTCTTCTTCTCCTTGGTCATAGCTCCTCCGACGATGGCTCCTACGACGCCGAGCGTCACGCCGCCTAGAAGCGCCATGCCAGGTCTGTTCTTCAAATGGGTCTGTATCTCAGACTCCTTCAAAGTCTCGATTCCGGTTATGCGCTCCTTGGGCAAGTCCCATGTGTCTCCACTCTCGCTCGAGAAGACGAAGCGGCTGGAGAGCATGATGATTTTCACTTTCGCTCCATCGGCGATAGGAAGTCCCATCCTGTGGACTGCCGGGAAAGGCTTGCGCCTGTCAGCGGGCATGTTGCCGATTTCCTCGGCTTTGATTATCTTGAAAAACCCCATTTTAGGTCACCTTCTATCGTTGTCCATTCGAAGGCTTGAAGGGTATCACCTTCGCTTCCCGCTTTACCTGCGCGATCATCGGTGTAGTCTCAGTCTGAAACCAGCCGCAGAAGTACTGGCTAAACTGTGCTATCACACAACCTCCCATCGTCGATCATGCGGTAAATCGTACCACGGGTGACTCCGAGCATGTCAGCCGCCTTCGTCTTGGCGCCACCATCGCGAAGGAACACCTCGACTTGCGATATGAGGTCTTCGTCGAACGTCTTCCTCGTACCACCCTTGTAGACTCCGCGAGTCTTGGCGAGTGCAATACCCTCGGCTTGGCGCTGTCGTGTCTTCTTGCGCTCGGTCTGAGCCACATATGCCAGAAGCGACAGCAGCATGTCCTCTACGCACTTCCCGACATCGCCCATAGCGCGAAACATCGCCGAATCGAAGAACTCAAGGTCTAGCGCCTTCAAGTCGCAGCCGACCTCTCGTGTGATGCGCCGCCATTCGACGGTTAGGTCGTCGTAGTCGCGACCAAGACGGTCGAGTGAGTCGAGGACGATCTCGTCGCCAGACTTGATGATAAGCATGAGCTTCTTGTAGCTCTCGCGCTCCAAATTCTTGCCAGACGCCTTATCGATGAAGATGTGCTGCTCCTCGATCCCGAGGTCTCTCATCTTCTTAACCTGACGCT